AACCCACGCAGGGGAGCCTGCTATGACCGCCGCCGAGGCCGTGAGGCGCATCCAGACCCTGGACCGAGAACTGGCCGGCCTGCGCCAGCAGCGCGCCGCCTTCCTGCCGCTGGCGCGCATCCTCGTCACGCCGGCCGCCGCGCTGCGCGGCCCCGGCCCACAATCCGCACCCACCAAAGGAGCCCATCAGCAATGACCAGCATCAGCATCCTCGGGCCGTCCGGCCTGCCACTCGTGGACCTCAGCGGCGAACGCGCGTGGAAGCAGTTCACGAAGGGCGACCTCGTCGCCTCCATGCAGTGGATTGACCTCCAGGCCTCCAATCCGGGCTATGACGAGGAGGGGCCGGTGCCGTGCATGGCGATCTACCACGCCCACCGGCGCATCGACAAAACGGCCTACGTCATCCCGCAGCGCGCCGCCTTCAAGTACATCGGCAGCGACGGCAAACCCACCATCCTGTTCCACAACGCCGTGGCGCTGGCCGTGCTGGAGATGGGGTTCGGGCCGACCGATCGAGCCGCCCAGCGCCGCATGCTGGACATCTTCTACGAGTGCCTGCCCGAACTGTTCCGCATGCCGCGCGACCAGCCCGACGCGCTCGAAGTCGCCCGCCAAATCATGGGCGTGGAAGTCACGGCCAAGGTCAACGGCAAGACCATGCATCAGGACGTTCTCTGAGGAGCACCCATGTTCGACATCCGCAAAGACAACCCGCCCGCCGTCGAGTTGAGCCGGGCCATGCCGCCATCGCCCACCGATGAGGCGCCGCGCGACGTGCGCGAGATCCAGTTCAACCCGCCGGACAACGACCGCACGCACCGCCAGCTCATGGACTGCCTCGACGACGAGGGCGAGCGCCAGGCCGAGGAGCGCTATCAGATGGCGATCGACGAGGACTACAACGATCATCGGCACTGGCGCGCCGAGGACGCCCAGGTGCTCCTGCAGCGTGGGCAGGCGCCCCTCGTCTACAACGCCGGCCGGCAGACCATCGAGTGGCTGAGCGGCACCGAGAAGCGCATGCGCAAGGACTTCAAGGTGCTGCCGCGCGAGCCCGACGACGAGCAGGACGCCGAGGTGAAACAGCACCTCCTGAAGTACACCGATGACGCCAACTTCACGCAGTGGCACCGCTCGCACGCCTTCAAGCGCATGTGCGTCAGCGGCCTGTGGTGGCTGGAGGAGGGCCTGAATCCCGACCCCGAGCAGGAAATCATCTACAGCGGCTCCGAGGACTGGAAGAACGTGCTGCGCGACAGCCGGGGCCGCGACCTGATGCTGCGCGACTACCGCTACATCTTCCGCCGCAAGCGCCTGGACCTCGACTACGCATACGCCATGATGGCCGTGGTCAACAAAGAGCGCGCCCGCATCCTGCTGTCCGAGGGCTACAGCCGCACCGTCGACGACGACGTGAACGACATGGGAACGCCCTGGTATCTCGGCGAACAGCTCACCAACGCCAGCGAGGCCGGCGCGAAGGGCGCGTTCCGCAAGTCGGCCAGCTTCGACGAGCGCAGCTCTTTCCTTCAGAGCACGGGCTACTACGACAACGGCCGCCGCATGTCGGTGGACATCATCGAGACCTTCTACCGCGTGCCCATCTCCTGCGAGGTGTTCGTGGGCGGCATGTTCGACGGGCGCATCTACAACGAGCAAGACCCGCGACACCGCTACCTGAAGCGCCGAGGCGTGCCCATGCGCGCGGCCGTGCGAATGAAGATGCACACGATGATTAGCACCGAGCGGCATTGGCTCTGGAACGGCCCGAGCCCGTTCACGCACAACCGCTTCACGCTGATCCCGCTCATCGCCTACCAGCGCGCCCGTGACGGCCAGATTTACGGCGTTTGGCGCGGCATGCGCGACCTCAGCGACGACACCAACAAGCGCCGCGCGAAAGCGCTGTGGGCGCTGTCCTCGAATCGCGTCATCGTCGGTAAGGACAGCATCAGCAAGGATCAGAGCATCGACATCATCCGCCACGAGGCCGCGCAGCCCGACGGCGTGCTGCTGGAGACCACGCCCAACAGCATCCGCACGCTGGAGAACCAGATCGACGTGCAGGGCAACCTCGCAATGGCCGAGGCGAACGTCAACGCCATCCGCGAGATGGGCGGCGTCACCGCCGAAAACCTCGGCTACAACACCGCCGCGCAGTCGGGCAAAGCCATCATCGCCAAGCAGGAGCAGGGCGCACTCACCACCAGCGACCTGTTCGATAACTACGTCATGGCGATCAAGATTCAGGGCATGCTGCGCCTGAGCCACATCGAGCAGTGCTACACCCAGCGCAAGGCCCTGCGCATCGTCGGCCGCGGCAAGCCCTTCGACTGGATCGTGCTCAACGAATACGACCCCGAAACGGGCGAGTTCAAGAACGACGTGACGCAGCGGCAGGCCGACTTCGAGGTGGACGTGCAGGACTTCCGCGCCAGCCTCCAGCAGGCCGGCCTCGAATCCATGTTCAACCTGCTGGGCCAGCTCGCCACCTTCGCGCCCCAGGTGGTGCTCCACGTGCTCGACCTCGTGGTGGAGGCGGCGGACCTGCCGCAAAAGCAGGAATGGGTGACGCGCATCCGGGCCATCAGCGGCCAGCGCGACCCGTCCAAGGCGCCCACGCCCGAGGAGATGCAGCAGGACGCCATCAAGGCGCAGAAGCAGGCCAAGGCCGAGGCCATCATGGAACTGACCGCCGAGGCGGAACTGGCCGTGAAACAAGCCACGGCCCGCGACAAGGACGCCAGCGCGCAGCAGAAGCTCGTGAGCATGGCGATGGAGAAGATTCAGGCCATGCTCCAGGCCCTGGAGGGCGCCATCGTGGTGACGAACGCCCCCCACGTGGTGCCGGCGGCCGACGCCATCACCGAGGCGGCGGACCTGCCCCTCAACGAAGGCGGGACCGCGCTGGGCCAGCCCGGCGGCGGCCAGCCCATGCCGCCGCAGCCCGCGCCGGCCGATCCAGCCGCCGCCATGCCGCCGGAGCCAGGCGCGCCGCAACCGGCCGTGTCTGTCCCACAATAGGGCCGCCCATCACCGCAACCAAGGAGCACGACGCACATGGCTGACACCGACGGGGCGCAACCGCGCCCGCTTTCCCCCTCCACCCTCATCGCCCTGGACAAGAGCCGCGATAGCGAGCTGCAGAGGCTGCACAAATTCGTCAAAGACGAGCGGCAGCACCTCATTGCGGCCCGCGCCGCGCGCGTCCAGTACGAGGAGGCGCTGGAGGTGATGAACGACATCTCACGCCTCATCGACAAGGAGTCAGGATTCAAGCGCTCGGAAGGAGCCGAAGACGACTACCTCGAATCCCTCCACGCCGTCACGCAGATCCGGCTCGACGCCGAGAACGCACGCATGAGCATCGCCAAGGAGGTGATGGAGTGCTTCCGCTACCCGAACGACGTGCTGGAGCGCGCGCTGCTGGAGATGGCCCTGGCCGTCATCCCGACCTACGACGAGCGCCACGCCCATTCGGCCTACGCGGAAGGCGGCCCGGACGCGCTTCTGAAGGTCATCCGGCAGCACGCTGCCAACCTGCACGCCGAGCGTCGCTTCCTGGGCGAGCTGCTGGACCTCATCGCCGACGGCGATCCGCAGCCCGATGACACAGCCGACGCCGTGGCCTTCGCCAAGCGCGAAATCAAGCGCCTCCAGCAGGATGCCGACCCGCCGCCCACGCACGAGGAGCAGGAAACGCTCGGCGACCGCCTGAGGGTGGACGCCTTCACGGGCAACGTGCGGCCCATCGTCCCCTACCCCATGCGCCGCATCTCCCTCGTGGTGACGCATCCATCGCTCGGGGACCGCTACCTGTTCGCGCCCGTGGTCGGCCAAGCCCTGAAGGAGTTCGCCGACTATCAGGAGCGCGTCGAGGGCCTGGACTACCGGCCGGACGGCAAACCGCGCTACCCGTTCACCGCCACGAACGGCTGCATCGTGGACTGCATGCCCTGGACGGGCGTCGATCCCGAAGACCTGCCCGAGGGCTGGCGGCCGGAAGACTGGAGCCCGTTCCTCACGCGCGAGGAGAGCAGCGCCGAGCCCGCTGCCACACCGCCGGAGCCGGTCTACGGCTCTGCCGTCTTCCCGCGCCCGTTCCCCTTCCTCAGCGCGCCCTTCCCGTTCCAGATGGTCGGCGAGTCGCGCGAGCAGTACATCGCCCGCCTGCGCCGCTGCGGCTGGCCCGACGAGCGCATCCAGGCCCACCTCAAGCGCCAGGACGGCGCCGACGCCTGATGACTGCCGGCCTCGCCATCATGGCCGCCGCTGCGGCGGCTTCCCTTTCAAAGTCCACCACCAAGGAGAACCCTGTGACCCATCCCACCAACGCCACCAGCCAAGACCACGCCCCCGTCATCACGCCCACCGTCGGCCGCGTGCTGTGGTACTACCCCCACGAGAACCAGAACGAGGGCGGATTCGTGCGGCACGCTGGCCCGATCATCGAGCCCTACGCAGCAGTCATCTCCCACGTCTGGAGCGACCACATGGTGAACCTGTGCGTGTTCGACGCCAACGGCAAGCCGCACGCGCGCACCAGCGTGGAGTTGCGCCACAACGCCTGAAATAACCGGCGGCGTAGCCGTCCGGGTTGATTGAAATGTTAGGGCATCTGATATGACAAAACTAATTGCCGAGCTTGCGCAACAACAAGCCGACGACAGGGCGCACCGGATCGCAACAATGGCGGCAGAGGAACTTATCCGAACCGAAGGAGTAACGACCAGTGGAATTGATGAATTTGAAATCGCAGCAGACTTGCTTGATGACCATATGTTTGACTGCGTAGCACACTTATGCGACATCGGTGCGGCCACACAATGCGACGGCAGGGACGGATCACTCATTGTGCAGCTTGGTGACTTCACCTAACGCAGAGGTAAGCCGATGACAAAAGCGCAGCTTTTGGCGGTCGGCTTGACCGCCGGGTTAGCCGGTGGCCGAGCCGCACACGAACAATGGGAGCGCACCCGAGGCGAAGAAAACGAGTGCGATGCCGAGAAACGGCTACACGAAGAGGTTTCAGAAAGTGGCAACACGATACCGATTGAGTGGTGGCATGGATGGCTCGAACGCTCAGACGAGTGGCGAGACGAGATTGAACACGCCGGCTAACGCAGACGCCAAGCACGTCGCCGGTGGCGGCTTCTGCCGGTGGATGCCCTTCCAAGAGCGCGAGGCCCGGGTGAACGCCATCATGGGCCTGACGGGCAAGGGCGCCACCCTGGCGGATCTCTCGGCCAAGGTGCCGGAACTGATGCCGCAGGGGAAGCCGGCCGCCGAGCCCCAGCGCACCATGCGCGAGGAGATGATCCTTTCCGCCGTCTACCCCGTGGCCCATTCGGTGGCAAAGAGCGTGGCCGGCCGCTTCGGCGACGGCACCCGCACCGGCGAACACGTCCGCCAGGCCATCCTGGCGCTGCTGGGCGAGTCGCCCGCGCCCGAACCGGCAGCGGCCGAACCGGCAGCGGCTGAGCCCCTGACGCTCAACACGGAACACCCGTGGGTGAAGGCGGCGTTTGTCGATGTCGGCCCAGCGGTCGAGGTGCGCAACGATGATGGCCGGGTGCAGTGGCAGAGACCGGACAAGCACCTCAGCTTCGGCGAGGCGCTGCTGGCCCTGAAGGACGGCCATCGCGTCGCGCGCGCCGGCTGGAACGGAAAAGGCATGTGGCTCTACCTGAATCTCGGCTCGCACGCGCCGGACGAGCAGCGCCAGCACATCGACGGCGTCAGCCGCGCCCTGTTCACGCTGGGCGACACCGGCACCGCGACCCGCCTGCCGAACATCAACATGCGGGCGGCCAGCGGCGCCACCGTCACCGGCTGGCTGGCCTCGCAGACCGACATGCTGGCCGAGGACTGGACCATTCTGGAGGCAGCTTGAAGCGCGCGGTCCTGGTGCTGGGCGTGCTGGCGGGCTGCCTCGCTGCGCTGTGCTTCAACGGGCTGCGTGCGTGATGCGCTTCGCCTACGCCGACCCTCCATACCTCGGCTATGCCGAGAAGTTCTACGGGCACCTGCATCCAGAGGCTGCGGCCTACGACAAGCCCGAGACGCATCAAGCCCTGATCGACCGCCTCATGGACGAGTTCCGCGACGGATGGGCGCTGTCGATGACTAGCGGCAACCTGCACGACATCCTGCCCATGTGCCCTCGGGAGGCGCGCGTGATGCCGTGGGTCAAGCCGTTCTGTTCCTTCAAGCCGGGCGTGGGAGTCGCCTATGCCTGGGAGCCCGTCGTCGTGTTCGGCGGTCGGCGACGCACCGCTGACCAGCGCACCGTCCGCGACTGGGCGGCCGTGAACATCACGCTCAAGAAGGGCTTCACGGGCGCGAAGCCCCCCGAACTGATCCGCTGGATTCTCGAAGTTCTCAACGCTCAGCCCGACGACGAGATCCACGATCTATTCCCGGGTAGCGGCGCGGTGCAGGCCGCAATCGACGCATGGCGTAGTGCCTTCACTGGGCAAGTACAGACGCCGATGTTTTCGGAGGTGTCCGCATGACCCCCTCCCCCTACGAGCACGACCGCGCCGGGATGGTGGGCGGCGCCTACTACAACGAGCACGACCCCTACGCCGCTCAGTGGCTGCGCAACCTAATCGCTGCCGGGCACATTGCGCCTGGCGTTGTTGACGAACGGAGCATCGTGGATGTTCGACCGAACGACCTTAAAGAATTCACCCAGTGCCACTTCTTCGCAGGCGTTGGAGTCTGGAGCCTGGCCCTGCGAAGAGCCGGCTGGACAGACGATCGATCTGTTTGGACCGGCTCCTGTCCGTGCCAACCTTTCAGCGCGGCAGGCAAAGGAGCTGGGTTTGATGACGAGCGGCACCTTTGGCCCCACTTCCACTGGCTCATCCAAGAGCGCCGCCCTGCAATCGTCCTTGGAGAACAAGTTGCGAGCAAGGACGCAGAGCCTTGGATCGACCTTGTACAAACTGACCTGGAAGCCCTGGGTTACGCCTTTGGGGCGGTCCCGTTTCCGGCTGCGGGCGTCGGTGCGCCGCACATCCGAGACCGGCTCTACTGGGTGGCCGACGCCGAACAGTACGGTCGTGGATGCCAAACCGAATCCTCCAATCACGCATGGGCGCAAACCCACAGACCCGCAAATAAGCGTGGCGGACGTAGCGGTACACCTGGCGGGCTGGCCGACACCCTCATGCAACAACGACCGGACGGGCAATCCAGAATCCGCAATGACCATGACGAGAGCGGACGGTACGAAAGTGCAGCAGCGCCTGCAGGACTTTGCGGCGATCTGCGGCCCGGCCCGACTAACGGCCACTGGCGAGATGCGGACTGGCTCTTCTGCCGGGATGGGAAGTGGCGGCCAGTTGAGCCCGGCACATTCCCGCTGGCTCATGGGGCTCCCGCCCGAGTGGGACGCCTGCGCGCCTACGGCAACGCCCTCACGCTCGGCCAAGCGCAAATCTTCATCGAATGCCTGATGGAGTGCGAAGCATGACCGACCCCACCCTCACCACCGCCCACCTTGAGCTTGAGCAGGCCCGCCACGAGCGCAATGCGAGGAGGACGGTGGGGCAGTACGTGCCGTGGTCCAAGTTGCTGATGACGCTGACGGTGGTCCTGGCGCTGCTGGTGCTGGGCGTGCTAGCGGGCTGCAAGTTCAGTGTGCAGACCGCTCCCGATGACGGGATGCCGCCCGGCACCCTTGTCATCAATACCCCACGCGCCTACATCACCGTGACGCCCGTTACCGTCAACGGCGCGCCATGCATCGTCGCCAGCCACTCCCACGGCGTGGCCCTTTCCTGCGACTGGAGCCGGCGATGATCCAGAGCATCCCGTTCGCGGCCCGGCTCACGCCCAACCCGCTGCCGAGAAATGCCCCATTCGTCGACCGCCGGCCGGATGGGAGCATCCCCCTGCCCAGGGGGCCGGTGGTGACGTTCAATGCCGTCTACGTCGAGCACACAGACGTGATAGAGGTGAACGGCGTCTATCTCGTCACCGACGGGCCGACCTTCACCGCCGCCTACTCGATGGCTCGCAGCGAATGCCTGGCGAGCGAGTGGAGGCGAGCGGACTTCGATTGCGGGTGCCACGTGCTGGCCGACATCATCCGGCAGGTCGACGACTACAACGCCGTGGTGCTGCCGGTGCCGAACGGCCCCGATGACCTCGTGGCGTTCGCCGAGGCCAAGACCCGGCTGCTGATGGCGTCCCATCACCTCGATGGCGACGCGCTGGCCGGCCAGCCGAACGACTTCCGCGCCGCCCTGAAGGCGGTTGCATCCCTTCCCCTTCCCACCACCCAAAGGAGCGACCATGCCCCCCATCAATGACGAACTGGACGGCCAGGACTTCGAGAAGCAGTTCGACGGCCGCGACCCCGACGACGCCGACACCCCGGGCGCGAACGAGGACACCGACCCGAACGCGCCGCCCGCGCCGCCCCCGGCTGCGCCCGCCCCCGCGCCCGCCGCACCGGCGCCGGCGCCCGCCGCGCCGCCGGCCGACCCGAAGAAGCCCGAGGAGGACGGCGGCGACCCGGAAGACACGCCCGCCGCAGCCCCGGCGCCCGCCGCGCCTGCGCCCGCTCCGGCCGCGCCAGGCACCGACCCTACCCAACCCCCTGCCGAGGCGCCCGCAGAGCCTCCTGCGCCCGCCCAGGAGCCCGCGCCGTCCGCTCCGGCACCCCAGCCCTACACCCCGCCCCCGATCGAGGTGCAGCGGCGCGCGCCGGCCGACGCTCAGGACCAGATTCAGGCCCTGGACGCCGAGCTGGACACCGCCCTGACGAAGTACAACGACGGCGACCTCTCGCTCGACGAGTACAAGGCCGTTCAGTCGCGCGTGCTGGCGAAGACCTCCGAGCTGCGCAGCGCCATCGCCACCGACGAGGCCGTGGAGACCTTCCGGCAGCAGTCCGTCATCGAGCGCTTCGGCGCCATGCGCGACTCCACCATCACCCAGATGGCCCAGGCCGGCCTTGTGCTCACCGAGGAGTCCTACAAGGACTTTGTCGACTACGTGAAGCTCTACGCCGATAAGGCCGCGCGCCAGGGCATGACGGACGGCCCGATGATGGAGGGCAGCAAGTGGGCGCTGGACCGCGCCAAGGAGGCCATGCTGCGGGATGCCGGCGTCCAGAAGGCCCCGGCACCCGCCGCCCAGGCCCCGGCCGCCCCCGCGCCGGCCCCGGCCGCGCCGGCAGCAGCGCCGACACCCGGCAAGCCCTCCAAGGAGGAAGCCGAGGCCGCGCGCGCCGTGGACCGCAGCAAGCTGCCGCCCACCCTGGCGACCGCGCCCGTGGCGGCCGACACGCCGACCGGCGGCGGCGACCGCTTCGCCCACATCGACGCGCTCGACGGCGTCGATCAGGAGAAGGCCATCGCCGCCCTGACCCCCGCCGAACTGTCCGCCTACCTCGAACGATGAGCACAGAACGCACCTACGTCACCAAGAACCTGCGCGACGGCGAGGAAGTGAGCCTGGACGGTGGCCGGGTGCGGCTCACCCTCATCAAGCGCTCGGGGCGCCTCTCGCGCCTGCGCCTGGACCTCGCCAAGGACGTGCTCATGGACACACCGGCTAGCTCGCAGGAGCCCGACCCGCGCGAGCCTCCTCCGTTCGGCGGCTATCTGGAGTAGTAGACTGCACGCCATCGCGGACGAACTTCTCCTCCTCCCTCCTCCCTCCGTCCGCGACTTCAAGGCCCCCGTGGGATCGACACCCACCGGGGCTTTTTCTTTTCCGCCGGGCTTCTGACCCGGTGTCGTTTTCCAAGGTGTTGCATCTTGAAACGGTTGCGGCTACGCTCGCCCCGCAATTGACCCGCAGACGCACCGGGAGGTGTCGGGAGCGAGTCAGACCGGCCCGGCGGCCCCCGGGAAGCGCAAGCGCAGGAAGCGCCTGACACCACCCAAGTTCAGGAGCTTCACATGCGGACTTTGATTGGCGTGAACGACCCGCAGGCGGTCAAGCGCTGGGCAGCGGCCACGGCCGTCGCCATCAACAAGAACAGCTATTTCGGCAAG